TGAGTTTGGTTTGGTGTTGGCCGACTTCGCCAGGCGTGACCGCTTCTGGGAGCGAGGTGAAAACTTGTACCTAGACAGCTACAAAAGTCAAGGATTCCATAAGGTGCCATTTGATGAGCTGCAATATGGCGATTTGTTGTTTATGCACCTTGACGCGAGCTTGCCTAATCATGCTGCCATCTACGTCGGCGACCAGCAGATTTTGCATCACGTTCAAGGAAGGCTGTCTAGCCGTGATGTGCTCGGCGGTTATTATGTGAAAAATACGGCGATGGTCGTGAGGCATGAAAGTCGTTAAGGTCTACGGCCCACTGCGTAAGTACCTTGGGCAGTGCCGTTTTGAATTTGTAGCGGACACTCCAGCGCAAGCCATGAAGGCATTGTGCATAAACTTTCCTGGTTTGGCGCAGTGGCTGCTGGATCGTGAGGCAGAGGGTATGGCATTTCGTGTCACCCGTGGCCGCGACAGGATCACAAATGAAGCACCTGAGGGGCTGGTGCTGCCGTGGTCTGAACGTGAAGTCTTCAGCATTGCGCCAGTAATTGTCGGCGCAGGTGGTATTGGACGGATTTTGGCAGGTATTGCGTTAATTGCGATTTCTTTTATACCTTTCGCAGGCGCTCTTGCTGGGGTTACTTCTGCTGGCGGCATCTTTGGCGGCGCCGCCGCTGGTAGTGTTCCATTTTTAAGTAACGCGCTTTTCTCTATTGGTGCCAGTCTAGTTTTAGGCGGCATTGCAGGATTAATTTCGCCTATGCCAAACATGGCCGGGCTTACATCAGGCAAAGAAGCGGCACGGCTTGAATCATTCTCATTTAGCGGAATTGTTAATACGAGCAAACAAGGAATGGCAGTGCCAATTTGTTATGGACGTGCATTTGTTGGCTCTGCCGTAATTTCCAGCGGTCTTGACGTAGATCAGGTGGCAGTATGACTCGCATCATTGGCGCAGGCGGTGGCAAGGGTGGCAAGGGTGGCGGCGGTCGTTCGCAAAGGGTTCCAACAGAAGCCGATGATTCGCTCCAGTCCACGCAGTTTGCCAGTGTTCTTGATCTTTTGTCTGAAGGTGAAATTGAAGGGCTTGATAATGGGCTTAGAAGCGTCTTTCTGGATGATACACCTGTAGTCTCCAGCAGCGGCGCCAACAATTTCACCGGTTATACAACTGAATTTAAGACTGGCACTCAAGCGCAGACATACATTGCTGGTACTCAAGGCATTGAATCTGAGACTGGTGTCAACATTGAGGCAACGGCATCAAGCTCTGTAACACGGTCAATCACTGATACAGATGTTGATCGTGTTCGCGTCACCATCCAACTCCCAGCATTGCAGATTTTTGAGGACAATGGCGACATTATTGGCCATAGCGTCGATATCAAGTTTCAAGTGCAATACAATGGCGGTGGTTTTACTGATGTCATAAACGATACAATTAGTGGCAAGACCACCAACAGCTATCAGCGTGACTACATCATCGCGTTGACTGGAGCATTTCCAGTTGACATCCGAATGGTGCGGGTGTCGCCAGATGAATCAAGCGCCAAGCGTCAAAACCGTACATTCTGGTTTAGTTTCACTGAAATTATTGACGAGAAGTTGCGCTACCCAAACAGCGCATTGTCATTCTTGCGATTTGATTCACGGCAATTTCAAAACATCCCGACCCGCAAATATTTGATACGAGGCATAAAAGTTAGGTTGCCTTCTAATGCAACGGTAGACACCACGACGCATCTAGGCCGCGTTACCTATGCAGGCGTGTGGGATGGCAGCTTTGGCGCGGCTACATGGTGCGCTGACCCTGCTTGGTGCCTGTGGGATTTGCTTACCTCCACTAGATACGGCCCATCTATACCAGAAGCAAGCCTAGATCGCTATGACTTTTTTGCCATTTCTCAATACTGTAACGAACTGGTTAGTAATGGTTTTGGCGGGCAGGAGCCACGCTTTCAAGTCAACCTTCTGATTAATAGCCGAGAAGAGATTTACAACGTCATTCAGCAGTTTGTTTCAATTTTTCGTGGGATTGCTTACTACGGCGCTGGGTCAATGGTTATTATGGCTGACAAACCATCAGATCCGCAATACTTGCTTGGTCCGTCAAATGTAATTGACGGCAACTTTAGCTATTCAGGCAGCTCGCAAAAGTCGCGTCATACGACTGCCACAGTGGCATATCAAACTTATGACGGCTTAGGCGAGGTTGAATTTGAGTATGTAGAAGATGCTGATGCGATCACCAAGTTTGGTGTCATTAACAAAGACATCAAAGCATTTGGATGCTATAGCCGTGGACAAGCGCATCGGCTAGGCAAATGGGCATTGCTAATGGAGCAGAATCTTACAGATACCGTGACATTCGTTGTCAGCATTGAGAGTGGCATCGTTTTGCGCCCTGGTGTTGTTATCTCTATTGCTGACCCAGTAAAAAGTGGCACACGGCGCTCTGGACGCATCAATACCGCGACAACTACTACCGTCACAGTTGATTCGATAAGCGGACTGCCGACAACAACTGCAAATGCTCCGACTATTTCGGTGTTGCTGCCAACAGGTTTAGTTGAAACGCGCACTATTAGCGGCATCTCTGGGAGTGTATTTACAGTAAGTGCTGCGTTCAGTGAAGCGCCAAATCCACAGACTGTATTTCTAGTAGAAACTAATGACATTCAAGCAAATCTATTTCGCGTTGTAAGCGTGGCTGAAGGCGAAGGCGGCGTGTTTACTTGCACTGCACTTCAATACAATGAATCTCTATATGCCGCAATCGAGAGCGACATCAACCTTGAGTTCCGCGACATCAGCAATCTATCAGCGCTGCCTGATCCGCCGTCAGCGATTACCGGCACTGAGCATTTATATCAAGACGGTCAAAGCGTCCTGAGTGCATTTGAACTAAGTTGGATCAACCCTAGGACTCGTGTCACTGGTTTTGAAGTTGAATATCGCATTGATAATGATAACTGGATTAAGTTAAGTACCACGTCCCCATCGGCGCGGCTAACAGGCTTGCGGAATGGAACACTTTATGTGCAAATTCGCAGCGTCAATAATCTTGGTGCCGTCAGCATCGCTGCCATTGCTGAATTTGAACTACTCGGCAAGACAGAAGTGCCAGGCAATGTCCAGAATCTTACTTTTGAGGCGATCAACAACAATTCCGGTCGCCTACGTTGGGACGAAACCGTTGATCTGGATGTAAAAGTTGGTGGAAAGATCCACATACGCCACAGCAGCCTCACCGATGGCACGGCGACTTGGAGCAACAGTGTTGACCTAATTCCCGCTAAATCCGGTAGCTCGACCGAAGCCATCATTCCGCTAGTGGAAGGTGAAGTTTTGGTCAAGTACGAAGACGACGGTGGGCGTCAAAGCGCGACGGAAACCAGCGTCATTATTGACCTGCCAGATACGATTGCACCACTATCAATCCAAACCCGCCGCGAGGATCAAGACACCCCGCCGTTCCAAGGGGTACGAACCGATGTCTTTTATAGCGATGAATTTGATGCCCTTACGCTAGAGGGCACATCGCTGTTTGATGACGTTGTTGACGTGGATTTGGTGCCTACTTTTGATTTGATAGGCGATGTTACAAGCTCAGGCACATATGATTTCCTAAATACATTAGATCTTGGCAACATCTTTGCACTTGATTTGCGTCGCTATTTTGTTACCCGTGGCTACTTCCCGTCAGATCTGATTGACTCGCGCACTAACACTCTTGATGATTGGAGCGATTTTGATGGCGCTATTAACGACAAGGTAAATGCCAAGCTAATGCTACGAATGACGAACGATAACCCTGCTGGCACACCAACTTGGAGCGCCTATCAAGAGTTCGTCAACGGTACTTTTCGCGCTCGTGCTTTCGAGTTTCGTGCTGATTTGACCAGTTCTGCCGTTGACCAGAACATCCTGGTAGACGAACTGGGCTATGACGCGACATTCCAGCGCCGTACAGAAAATAGCGATGGTGCCGTCAGCAGCGGCGCAGGGGCAAAGGTCATCACATTCGCCAATTCATTTTTTACTGGCACCGCAAGCCTTGGTGGAGTAAATGCATACCTGCCTAGCGTTGGCGTCACCGCTCAGAACATGGCTTCAGGCGACTTTTTTGAGGTGACCAGCGTCAGCGGCACTGGATTCACCGTTACCTTCAAAAATTCGGGCGGCACTGCCGTCAGTCGTAATTTCAACTGGAGTGCGGTCGGCTATGGTAGAGGCGGTTAAAGTAGGACAAACACTGCCCTTAAGCGGGCTGGCTCATGGCACAAGCTGATTACGTTGTAAGCAACGGCACTGGAGCGGCAGTACGCGCTGATCTCAACGATCAGCTCGCCGCCATCGTCTCAAACAACAGTGGCGCCACCGCACCAGCTACCACATACGCCTACCAGTGGTGGGCAGATACGACAACCAATACCCTGAAGCTGCGCAACAGCGCCAACAGCGCCTGGATCGAGCTGCGGCAGCTAGACGGTGACTTCACCACGGTTTCGGTTGATAACGGCAGTGCTGGTTCCCCATCGATTTATTTCAACGCCAGCGGCACTGACACCGGCATCTTCAGCAGCGGCACTGATGCTGTTGACATTTCAACCGCCGGCACCCGTCGTTTTGGCATCGCTAGCGGTGGTGACATCACCGTGTTTGGTGGGAATGTAACGCTGAACGCACAGGGCGATCTGCGTTTTGCTGATTCGGATTCGTCGAACTTTATTGCGTTACAGGCACCGGCAACAATTTCTAGCAACGTGACGCTGACGCTGCCTTCTGCGGATGGCAGTAACGGTCAGGTTCTAACGACGAACGGCTCTGGCACACTGAGTTTTACTACGGCTAGCGGAACTAGCGACAAAATTACTGAAGGTAACACCGAGGCAGAGGTAGTAGATACTGGCTCCGATGGACATTTCAAAGTAACAACTGAAGGTACGGAGAGATTCAGGTGCGATAGTTCGGGGCGTTTGTTAGTTGGCACGTCTACTGCAAACGGCGGTGCCCTTCTTCAGGTAAATGGAGGGTACAACATCCTTAAAGGCTTTAATCGC